AGCTACTTCCTCCGCAGCAGAGGCTTCCTGCTCCCTATATGCCGCGTAAAATGGCGGGACAGACGAATCAGTTTGAGCAGAACGCTGTGTCGGCCATGCAGCGTGGGCGGCGCGGCTTTGGCTATGGATATCAGCCGCCGAGCTATTTTGAAGAAGGCGGGCAGGGTTTTTATCCGAGTATTGATGACTTCGTAGAACTCGATGTGCGGCGTAATCCAGAAGGCTATTATGATCGCGTAGCCCAAGAACAGGCTTCTGCGCTTAATCGTGCTGGCCGTAACCGTGAAGCCCTGCACCCGCTGTTTGGCCCGAATGCCAACCGCCCGAACTACGGGGAAGTGCCGGAAGGGTATGTCTCGCCGTTTGAACGGATGGCTGCGCCGGGGGTGCGTAATGTTGGTATGCCCGGACCCGCTCCGTATGGTCAGGGCGCTCCGGGAAAAGGTTATTTCGGCAATCTTCCTTCTCCCGGTGTGCGGTCTGACATTCGGCAGGAAATCGGTCAGGGCGCTGGTATGCCGAGACTGCGGTATGAGCCTGTTGGGCAGCAGGGCGGGGCGATGGTTCCGTCAATGCGTGGCGGCATCAGCGAAATGCCTGCGGGTGCCGGGGCTAATCTCCCGGTCATGGCTCGCGGGCGTGGAGTTGTGCCGACTGAATTGCAGGGAGAGTTTTCTGAGGTTTACGGCCTTGGTGGGCCGCGAGGCGCTGGTCCGGGATATGAAGGCAGTTTGAATTTCGGCGTGACTCGCGATGGTATGCCCGCCATGGCCGGTGGGCGTGGAATTGATCCGCGAGTGGCGGCTGCAATTCTAAGTGGAGCTGGTGGATTTGCAGCTGGCGTCAGCACCGATAGGCGTGGTGAAATGGGGCAGCTTCCGCCGTTCAATCCAAATATTCCTGTGTCTGGCGAACGGATGGGTTTTGAGGGAATGTATCCGCTTACCCGGATCGAAGGAGCTACGCCCCTGTCGGGAGGTGCTCCGGGCGCGGGAACAGCTTTTGAGGCTCCTGTGCAGCGAAAGGCTGTGGAGGCTCCTGCTCAGCGAAAGGCGGCGACGAAGCCTGTTGCTGCTCGGACGAAAAAGCAGGGCGGAAAGGCTAAGGAAGTTCCGTTGCCGCCGCGTCGTGACATGCAAGAGGCTGGTTTTGATCCGAACTTGAACTACTATGTAACGCAGGCTCTAGACCGGCTGCTTGGGCAGAACGAAGCGGAGCGTGGGCGTATGACGCAGCGTGATATTGAGCAGTATGAAAAGAAGTATGGCCCAATCACCTACGGACTGTAAAAATGTTTGTCGAAATCAACAAACATCCAGAGCAAACTTATCAGCCTCAATGGCATGAGCCGGAAAATCCACTCATGCAGGGGCTGAGGTCTGTTTATAACAAACTGCCTGTAAATGCACGAGTTGTGATGGAATACGGGATGGGGCGAACAAGCCCCATTACCGAAAAAGACTTTTCGCCGGAAGACTTGCAAGCAATTCGCGCACAAGATCAGCGGGCGAGAGAGCAGAGCTTTTCGAATTACGAAAATGCTATCGGCGTATTGAATACTTTAACGCCGGAAAATGCCTGGAAGCATGATGAGATCGGAGCTTTGCTTGGTGAATCTCCAGAAGAAATATATAAACGGGTCCACGGTAAATACTCAAATATCGTGAACACGTTCGAACAAAGACAGGCTCAAGGACGAAATGTTGTTTCTAAGTATCAGTCCGGGGGAGATATTAATGAACAAGGTTGGGGAAATGTTTTATCTGGGTTATCAGACCCGAATGTAAGAATTGGAACTAGCCTTGGGCGGTATAATGTGTTAAATACACCCCAAGGCCAAATGGCTTTCGACCTTTATGACTTTGATCCAAATAAAACTGAAAAAGACGAACCTTTTTCTATGGAGTTTTTAACGCATCCGGTGAAGGGACTGGATTGGTTTATGCGGAAATACCCAAGACCTGCACTTCCCGTGCAGATTATGTTACCACAACAGGAGCCAAGATGACAAGAGAACCTCTAATAAGACTGCCCGGTAAGGGCGCACATGCCCATAAACTCGTCGCGAAAACCGCGATGGAAATGGCACAGGAAGTTTACGAAAAGAACGCTGGAAGGAGCAACGATTTTTACGAGAAGTATCCAGATCAAGAAGCCTATGTTTCGTCTTGTTGGGCGCTTTATTTGGATGCGGCTAGAGCCACTCTTACTCAGTTATTGACGACGAATATGGATGATGTCTTGAAAGATCAGATATATGAGGCATTAATCAAAGACGCGACGTTGCGTCGAGGGCGTGAGGGCGTCCTTCAGATGAAGAAAGGTGCAGGAGCCTAACATGAAAAATCTTACAGACTTCTGGAACGGCGCGATGCGCCAAATGGACGGAGAGCAGGGCGCGGCAACGCCAGAGGCATCAGCCGCTGTCGAGGCTCCCGTTGTGGCCGATACGACTCAAGAAGCACCAGCAAACTCGGACAGCGTTTCCTTTGAGTCTGGTGGTGATGAAAGTTCTGCAAAACCCCCGCAGGGCCTTCTTGATCGTATCGGCCAGCTTACTCGCCAGAAGCGTGAACTTGAGGAGCGGTTGCAGCAGGTTGAGGCTTACACGCAGCAGCAATACGCTCCTGTCCAGCCGGAACAGCCTTACGATCCTCGGACTGTTCAACTTGAAATTCATCGGCAGGCTCAGGAACTTGCCAAGCACCAACAGTGGAAAGACACCACTGATAAGATTTGGAATGAAGGGCTGAACAAGTTTGGTGACTGGGCGCCCCAGCTCAACAACATGGCGCAGCTCCTCGGTGGCATCCCGACAAGTTTGACGGAAGCTGCGATTGAAACTGGAAATCCGCATGATGTGCTTTATCATCTGGCAAAAAACCCGGATGAGGCGGCGCGGATTGCATTGCTTCCGCCGACGCGACAGGCTGTGGCGGTAGCGAAATTGTCTTCGGGGTTGAATGCACCCAAGCGGGTGTCAGCGGCCCCGCCGCCTATTACTCCAAAGGTGCAGGGTATCGGTGCGGCTCCGGCCACACTTGACGACCCGAACATTTCTATGGAAGAATGGGCAAGATTACGCAACGAGGCAACTCGTCGTAGAAGGTAGGCGGGATCACCTTACGATCCCCCCTCTCTGGCCGCAGGGTAAGTGGTCTGGGCTAGCCCGTAAAAGTGACGGACGCGGGAACCGTCGAAATGCAGGGGACTCCCCCATGCTTTTGGCATTCGTAGCGCGTCCGCGCTTTAACTGAAAGGGCTTAGGCCGTGAGTAATACGCTTCTTACTATTAACATGATTACCCGCGAGGCTGTTCGTCTCTGGGTTAACACTAACTCGTTCCTCCAGCATATCGACACGCAGTATGACGATCAGTTCGCCATTACCGGCGCGAAGATCGGCCAGAGCCTGCGCGTTCGTCTGCCGAACGATTACACCGTCCGCACTGGTCCGGTTGCCCAGATCCAGGATACGGCGGAAACCAACACCACCCTGACGCTGGCGACCCAGAAGGGCGTTGACGTTTCGTTCAACTCTGCCGAACGCACGATGTCTTTGGACGACTACTCCAAGCGCATTCTTGCTCCGGCTGTCAACAATCTTGTTGGCGCGGTTGCTGCGGACGTTATGTCTGGCGTTGAAGGCGGTGTGTCGAACCTCGTCGGCAATTTCGATGCGGCTGGCAATCTGCTTCGTCCGACGCTGGATACGTGGCTTCAGGCTAAGGCGCTTCTGTCTCTGCGTTCGGCTCCCACCGATAACCGTAAGTTCATTCTGGACCCGGTTTCGATGGCCCGCACCGTTCAGAGCCTCTCGGGCCTTCTGAACCCGGCGACGGAAATCTCCGAGCAGTATCGCACTGGTGAAGTTTATAACGCGATTGGCTTCGATTGGTTCGAAGACCAGACCGTTATCAAGCATACGACTGGCACGTATGTTGTCGGTGTGTCGCCCACGGTTAACGGCGCGAACCAGACCGGCACCAGCATCAACGTCACGATTGGCGCCTCGTCGTTCACCGTTGGGGATATCATCACGTTTGCTGGCGTCAACGCTGTGAACCGCATCACCAAGGTTTCGACCGGTGAGCTTCAGCAGTTCGTTGTGACCAGCTATGCTGGTGGCGTGCTCGGCATCTATCCGGCGATTGTTCCGCCGGTTGGTGGTTCGGCTGTTCAGTATCAGACTGTCACCGCTTCGCCCGCGAATGGCGCTGCGATTGTCAGCCTTACCCTGACGGGCGCGGTTTACCGCAAGAACATCGCTTTCGTGCCGGATGCGGTTACGATGGCGACTGCGGACCTGGAAATGCCGAAGAACATGCAGGAAGTTGCGCGTGAGCGCATGGACGGCATCTCGATGCGTATGGTCACTGGCTTCGACATCAAGTCGGATCAGTTTATCACTCGTCTCGACGTTCTTTATGGTTATGTCTGGGTTCGACCGGAATGGGCCGTGGTTGTCGCTGACATCATCTAATCTTGGAAGGGGGCTTCGGCCCCCTCCTTTCATCTAAGGAGCAAGTAAAATGGCTAGAGCAAAACAGCAGTTTCTCGGAGTGTTCGAGAACATGGATTTTCCCGATTACAAGTTTGAAGAATATCCGAAGGTTGTCGGATATCGAGATGATAAAAAGCGCGATCCGATTATCGTCGCGAACGCGAAAGAGGAAGTTGAGTTTATCACCACTGGTTCGCCGGGGGCGCATATTTCTCGTGAGGAGGAAATGCAGGCTGAACTTGATCGGAAGGTGATGGAGCTGGAAGCTGCGAAGAAGCAGCTGGCAGAAATCAAAGCGCAGCAGGAAAAGGCTAAAACGCTGACCCTTTCTGCTAAAAACTAGTTAGGGTAGAACATGGCGGTCCAGAGGTTTCAGTTCCTTTCAGCCTTAGCGAGTCGATACGATTTGACCTCGTTTTATCAGGCTATTCCAGCTGATGTCTCTGATCCACTCTGGATCGCTTTTAATTCTGCAAATTGTGTGGTTTGGGATGATGAACTCGCTTCGTTTGTGCAGTCTTTTTATCGTCTTACGGACGACGAAATGAATATAATTTTTCGAAATGCGGCTCTTGTCCCAACGGGGTGTTGAAAATGGTTGTATCGAGACAACAATATTTTTCAGCGCTCGCCACTCTTGGCGGGAGCATGACCACACTTTATCAGGCAGTTCCTGCTGACGTAAATGATCCAATTTGGATTCAGTTTAATTCTGCGATTACGATTGCAGAAGGTGATACTGTTGCGGTATTTACTCAGACTACATTAGGTTGGACAAACGCGCAGATGACTGCGCTTTTTCAAACTGCATCGACCCTTCCGGGCGGCGCAAGTTGTTCTACGACGCCTACTGTATTAGGGCAGCAAGCAGTTACGGCCTACGACATCATTACGCTGGCATTTAAAGACGCCGGTATTCTTGGTATCGGGCAAACCATGCTGGCAGAAGACTATAACGATGCTCTTTTGCGAATGAACATGATGATTGCACAGTGGCGTGTAAAACGCTGGCTTGTGTGGCATCTTGTGGACAAAAGCGTTGTTAGCACCGGGGCGCAGAGCTACACGGTTGGTCCGGGCGGCGATATTAACGTGTCGTGGCGTCCAGATAAACTCGAAAGCGCATTCTTTCGAATGACTGCTGGTGCGAACGGCACACAGAATGTGGATTATCCGCTCCAAATTCTCTTTTCGTATGAGGATTACGCGCGAATTACTCTTAAAAATCTGGTGTCGTTTTCCCAGTGTATTTTCTACGATAGTGCTTGGCCGTTGGGTAAGATTTATCCGTGGCCGATC